GGCAAGCGCTTAGCGGCGCAATCCGCCTCGGGAAGGAGTTGAATCGAATGAGCATTAAGGCTAAAGGGATGGCCGCGCTGATCGCCAGAGCGCAAGAGAACTTCTCTGCCAGCAAATGGCAGGATGACGATTCTCTTGCGGTTCTCGAAGCAGCGATCGCGCCGCTCAAGCCGACCGCGGAGCAAATCGCCGAATTCAAGGCGATCGCCCAAGCGGTCATCAATCCAAGCGCTTGCGGGCAGAATCTTCGCAAGCAAGGGTTGCTGGCCGCTCGGGTCGTGGTTCCGCGAGGGACAGGGGGCATTTTCGCGGAAGCGAAAAAGCAAGCCCAGCCCAAGCCCGCGCCGACCGAAGAGGCGCCGAAAGCGCCAGAGGCGCCGAAAGCGCCATAGGCAACAAGCGGCATGGCAGGAGCAATCTTGCCATGCTGCCCTTTTCCGCGGACTGGCGGGTCGAATCCCGCTGGTCCGCTTCTTTTCGCCCCACAGGCCCCACCGCTAGTGCGGCTCTGCGCGCGGCCACGGCTATAGCGCAAGCCATGCTTGCGGGAGGCGATTGAGTGTGTGCGGCACACACTTAGGAGGGCTATGCGATAGCAAGCTTGCATTCTCGCTTTCGAGCCTTATTTCAACAGCTAAATCTCTATTTATACAAGCTAAATCAAACGTACTGACCTCTTTTACACGTACAACTTCAAATTTTTTTTTTTTACAAAAGGCATTTAATATGAGTTTTGTTGGTGAGCATTTTGCAGTTGGAGAGACAGCATCGCTTGCGGAGCAAGCCAGCATGGCCAAGCGGGTGTGTGCGGCACACACTCGGGCGATTCGGGCCTTGGGCTGGTGCTGTTCTGAAATAGAATGGGACTGGCTGGCGCAGCGTTGTGAGAGGTGGCACCCGGCACACGACCTGTGGCGCGGTTGCTAGGCTGGCCATGCCGGGCATAGGCTTGAACCCTTTCTGGCATAGCTGGCCAGAGGCGCAAGCCGCGCCCATTGGCTTTGGCGGTTAACATAAAGGATAATGTATGACGTACACAACGGACAGCATAAAGATGCAGCGGACAGTCGAGCGGGCGCTGCGGTTTGAGATCAAAGCGATGGTGCGCCACGCGATGAAGGCGCCAGCGGTGGTTGAGGCAGCTAACAGGCGCATCCTTGCGGAACAGGCGTTCCACGCGGCGGACAACGATCTGGTCAGGGTCGTTGGTGCCGCCATGCGCGGCGACTTCGACGTCGCGATCAAGGGGTAGGCACATGCCACGCATCAAGATTGCACAAATGTTCATCCGGATACTCTCCGAGATGGACGACAGCGTGCCCGCCGAGACCATAGGGTCAACGGTTGGCACGTTGGCTTTGATCATAACGCACATCGCCCGCGGTTGCGAGACCGTGTGGCAGTTGCGCGAGAAGCTTGAGGATCACATCACGCTTGGCGGGTTTACATCCGCCTTGCAGATTTTACGGGATTCGGACGTCATAGTGCTTGAGGACACAATCCTCACGCCCGACACGTCCCTGCGGTTTGCCTCGGATGATAACACGTCGGTTAACAACTAAATGATACCTAAATACAAAGTCGCAATCATGGTTGCGCGGATACTCACGGAGATGGAGCATGTTGCTGTCACACCGGAGACCGTGGCGGCAACGGTGCAGGTGGTCGTGTTGATCATCAAGCACATGGAGCGAGGGGCGACGACCCTCGCTAAGCTGCGGGATGTCCTGCAGCATCAGATAACGCTGGATGTGTTCTCTATGGCGTTGCAGTTGCTCGTTACGGCGGGTGTGATTATCCTGCCAGCTGGAACCGAGTTGACCGAGACGTCGGAGATCAAGTTCGCGCCGGACAGGTTCTTGGCGGTGAATAACTGATATGAAATACTGTGTAGTTGACCTGCATGGTTGCCGGGTTATCCCCGGCACGTTCACGAACGAGGCCAGCGCCGACTCTGCGCGGCTGGCCTTTTTGTCGGCACAGCGGGACCACCCGCATGTGCTGCAATACGGCGACAGAGTCGCCCTCCGCGACTTGCCCAAGCACATTCATGTCCGTGCTGCCTGTCGGTATTGCGGCACGGCGAACGACGTGAAAGATCGCATCTGCTTCATGTGCCGGCACACTGTCAGCCGCGACTTGAGCGGCTGGCATGTGCAACTGCCACAAGAGCCGCGGCCTTACAGACCGCCCGTCACAGCGGTCGGGACCAAGGTCTCTGTTGTCGGTGTTGACGACAAGGACAAGGCGAAGACCATAAAGTCCGGCGTGGTGATCGAGGAGACCACTAAGGCCTTGAGAGTGTACAACGCCCAACTGGACATCAGTCCAGCTACGGCGGAGTGGTTCTCGCGGCAGAGCACCAAGCAGTGGTGCCTGCCGAGTAAGTAGCAAAGCCGAAACAGGGGAGGCAACTCCCCTGTCGCGTGGTGATACCACGCCTGACGAGGCTTCCTTGTTAGAACCACAGAAGGAACAGTGAAGACTAAACAGTCGGACAAACCAAAGCTTGGAGTCAAAGAGCGAGTCAAGAAAGGACTGCTCGACGTCCCCACGGCGCGCACATTAGTGCCCGCCGATAGCGAAAGTGGCAAATGGCTCGCCAGACGAGCTAGCGCGCACGTCCATCGTTATCCCGTGCGCGAAACGAAAGGACAAACGAAGTAGTATGAACGCTGAACTCAGACGGTTGCGCGAGAACGCAAGGGAGATCGCCAACTTTCTCCCGCCATCGGTGCTGGAACACGCCATTAGTGAGGCTGTCGAGACCGAGGGCGTAGACGTGCGATCGAACGCTGGTTTGCAAGTGTCCGCGGTAATGCTTGGCTTTGCGGATGTGCTGTTCGCCACGCATAAGTCGGGCACGGAAGTCGCGCACCTTTACAGGTGGTTGGAGATACACCATACCGCAGCGTAACGTATGAAGACCCTCACAATTGACGAGATAATCGCTGCGGCACCGAGTGCTGCGGCTCTCACACCTCACCCGGGAGTTTCATCCCGGTATGAGTTCATCCCCACACTGCCGCTCATCGAGCGGTTGCACGACACCGGTTGGCGGTGCATTAGCGCCGCGCAACCGAAGAAACGTGGGCAGATGCCCAACGATCCTGACTTCGGGTTTCACCGGGTCAGGATGGCTGTGCCGGGGGCGGCAAACATCTCCCTCGGGCGTGGGCATGTCATACTGCGCGGTATCATACCCTGCATCGACATTAGTAACAGCCACAACCGGTCTTCCCAGCTAGTGCTGAACGCTGGGCTTCACCGCCTCGTTTGCAACAACGGCCTCGTCATCGGAATCGACGGGCTGTCTGCTGCCTGCACGAGGTTCCACCTGCGTGGCTTGTATTCCGCCGCGTTGACTGAAGCGATTGACAACGTGCTCGCATTCGCGGACACAGTGCCCACCACCATCGAGCGGATGTCGAACATCCGGCTGTCAGACTCCGGCCACACGTTCGCCCTCGAAGCGACGCGTCTCCGGTATGGCTATGCCACGCCGGAGTATACCGCCGCTGCTCATCCCAACTACCTCGACACCCTCGCGGTCACTCGTGATGAGGACGAAGGAGACGATCTCTGGCACGTGTTCAATCGCGTGCAGGAGGCACTCACGCAACGCAACGTGCTGGGTAATGGCCGGCCACTGGCTGCAACACGCCTTGACCGCGATTTCAATCGCGGTCTGTGGGCGTATGCACAGACACTATGCTAGACCACAACGACATCACAATCGAAAAGCTGGTCATCAAACCTTGCGAGTTCACCGAACAGCAAGGTATGCACGTATGTTACGGCATATATCTTGGCTTGTACGCCTGCGGTGTCCGTGAACTAACCGCAGACCTCATCCGGACATTGATGCCGAAACTGCAGAAAGAAACGTTCAAGGCTAAACACCAGTTGCTCATCCTGCTTACGTTAGCAGGAATGTTCAACAACTGGGAGAAGCAAGGGTCGTCACTACCATTGGAGACAACACAGCAGTCAGTAGAGAACAACTAACACCACACATATGATCACAAAGACCACAACACTAACGTTCGAGAAATCCACGAAGAACACTCACAAGTACACCGAAACCACACGCCCCGGCACGCCGAACGTGCTCGGATGCGCCTACATCCCCAAATGGCTGGTGGCCACTCCACCGGCCAAGCTGCAGGTGATTCTCAACATCCCCGAGGACGGCGCTGAGTCTGCCTCGTTGCCGTAACACCCTTCCACGCCCGCCCGGCGCGGAGTGAGCCGCCGTAGGAGGAACCTACACACTCACAAAAGTCGGGCGGGTGTTTCTTTCATATGACACAAGAATCCTACGATAGCGAACTCCTGTGGCTCGACATGCAGGTAACTCGCAACAACGACACGAAGGCGTTTTTAGTGCGCCACAAGGACTGGCTACTCGCAAACGACATTCGGAATGTCGTCCTGACCGGCTTCGTCCACCTGCTGGGTACACGGCAGAACATACTTGATGCCATCAAGTACTTCGGCGGCAAGTGGAAGCGACAACCCGTCAACGGGACGTTGCAATACACTCGCATGGTCGATGGTATCAACGTGCAACTCAGCACCGACGAAGTACCACCAAGCTGCACATGGCGCGAGGTAACCCGCGTCGTGCCGCAGCGCACCGAAACCAGATTGGAGTTAATTTGCCACACTGGTGACCCCGACGCGGCCATCCTTCCGCAGTCGGAGGCCGCCACAGGCACCGCCCCTGCGGCCGCCACGACCGCTAACGTGCCGGCCTGAAGTGCGAAACAGCAGGTGTGGTGGCTACACGCACCACCATGCCTGCTGTCTGTGGGTCTCTCCCACACTGACGAGCACAGCTATGTCTCAGCGACGGACGGACCGCCGCCCCAAGGGAGTTACTCCCATCCGACAGACAGCTGCAGTCTGCAAGTCGCAGCAATTACAAATGAACCGTGAAGTTAGCACATACAAGAAATTGGTCCCGGGTGGGATCAAAGGCACGTACAAGACCCCGGACACACTCAGGGAAATCATCGACGCCATCGGTGAACCCCGGGTGCTGGCGCTGGTGACAAACCAAGTGTTCCACCACAACGTCAAGGGCTTTGTTCGCACACAGCTCTCGAAGAAAGTCGAGGAAGCCACCAAGCAAGCGTGGAAAACCGAAACCCGCACGGTCGACGGAAAGTCTAAGCAGGTCATCATCGAGGACGACGAGGACTACACCAGTCGCGCCGTGGCGTCCGGCCTCATCGACCTGGCGACGCTGACCGTCATGCACCAAGCGGTGCTGGACCACCCCGACGCGGTGTTCATCAACCACGCGAAGGAGGACACCCGCACTCCTGGTGGCAGTCTCAAGCTGCCGAAGGACGTGGAGGCACAGGCAACCGCGTTGGTCAACGAAGGTTACGGCGAGAAACTCGCCAAGAAACTCGGGAAGGTGCTCGGTCGGACGGTCGACGGAACAAACGTTATCGACCTCGGTCGTGCGATCAGGGACCACAGGAACGCAGCGATGGCCGCTGCAAAGGCCAAGTCGGACGACGACTTGAAGGCCTTAATCGGGAAGTAATCTCCCACCGCCGGCGTGGGTGTGGGTGCTGGCAGTCGGCGCCCACACCCCTTTCTTCCTGTTATGAAACGCAAACTTCCCGTCGTGAAAGCTACCGGGCGGACGATCACACAAGCAGAGGTGGACGAACACACTATGCCGATTGACATACTAGTGCTCCTCGGAGCGATTGCTCTTGTTGAGAGCAACAACAATGACAAGGCGATCGGCGCCCACGGCGAACGTGGTCGCTACCAGCTTACAGGGCTTGTCTGGAAACAGCACTGCTACTCTAGCGCACCATTCGAGATTTGGGCGCACAACCCTGGCACCGCAAAACAAGTAGCCGGAAAGCACGTCGCTTGGCTCATCCGCAACATCCCCGAACCCACACCCTGGCGTGTCGCGGCTGCATACAACTGCGGCCTAGCGCGATTTCGCACCAACCACCCACTCCCACGCTCCACCAAACTCTACGCCACAAAAGTATGGAAAGCTTACCGCCGCCTACAACAAAACCCCCATACCGACTTTCAGAAGCCTCGTTCCGCGTCTGGGAAGTCGACATCGCAAACGCAATCGACGCCATCGAAGTTGGCGTCAGTTACGAAGTACCTCTGCGCCACTTCCAACCCACCACAGTCGCCACCCGCCTGCGAGACGCGTTTGCCTCTTACGCTAAAAATCACTGGCACAGCACCATTATCGACCGTGCCAAGTTCGACGTCCTCCACGCCAATGTCGTGGTCAGTCACAATAACAATCGCGTGATTGTCCGAGACCGCCACGCTGTGACGGTGAGTTCGCCACCCCAATCCGAGCATCCGTTGTGCTGTTCTAAACCAGAACCGCACATCCTTGAGGCAATCGGTTTGCTACTCGCCTCAGGTGTCGCTCGTACGGCCGAGATACACAACATCTCTGAGTGTGACCTAAAACCCTACGCGGCGAAATACGGCCTCACCATCATCGGCGTCGAGTCTTACCACGTCCTCGTATGAGCCGTGCCATCTTCTCCATCTACCCCGGTCTTGCCGCACGTTCTGCCCAGGACGTTCGGCGCATCACTCTAACCATCCCGCGTGAAGACGCGGAACTTCTCCAAACCGTATTCGGCGGTGCCGGCCTACCAACCAGCATCGCCCACATTGCAATAAACCGCATCTGTTATGAACTCCGACACGCCAACATTAGTACCTACAACCCCGACGCAGTCCTCTCTCTTGTCGCCGAAATTCGACGACCAACCCTTAATGGCACTGCTCCAGTCCAACCCGGCCCAGATGTCACCCGAAGAACTCGCGGCGTACGTACAAGAGTTGCAAAGAAGTCGCACGCCACTAACTCTCCGAGCAAAGGTGACTGACTCTCCTCCTAAACCAGCCGTTGAGCGTGCGACCTCTGCAAAACGTATCGCAGAGGGCATTGCGGAACTCAAGGCGTTACTCGCTGACGACGATGATGCAGACTAACCAAGCATACCTCATTGTCGTCCTCGGACACATTCCAGCCACCGATGTGGTTGCTGGTTGTATCGTCTACCCAAAGCCACGTCACCACTTACTATTCTACCCAGGGTTCACAACCGTCCCCTTGATAGGAAAGCTAACAGTCTACGATACATTTGCCCACGCGGTTGCCCACGTCTATGTCAACGACAAAACAGCTGGCATCCTTGTTGGCGATGCCGTCGACATGGTACCAGCGCCCATAACGGCTCACCGCGAGCCACCGCCTGGCGCGATGGAGTGTGTTGCCTTCACTCCAACCGGCTGGGCATATATCCTACCATACGAACGCCAACCACTCAAATGAATAGAGCAGCCACACTCCGCGAGCTTGACGCTATCCGTTCAGACCTCGAGTCCATGCTAGCTGTTACCGTGGACACTCCCGCACGGGACATCCTCTGTGCCGCCGTTGACGCCATCAAGGCTCGCACCACCGAGGTCACCGACATGCTGTATGCCCCACAAGAAGCCAACATCATACCGCACCCGCGCTTCGCGTGAGCGTCGCAGCCACACTACCGTCTGGGCACGCGAAGCACGTGCTGCACTCGTGGAGGAACTCGGTGGCGTCTGCGCCCAATGCGGCGCCACCGAGCGTCTTGAACTTGACCACATCGTTGGGCGTGACTACGCCATCGACAAGCTGTCCAGCCACTGCCGCATTCGCCGCCTGCGTGACGAGGCCTCACGTGGCCTACTCCAAGTCCTCTGTCGCTCGTGTAATGCCCGCAAGGGCACTAAGCTCCAGCTCTCGTCAGACATCAAACCACCACATCCGTTCTGAACCATGACCACACTAAACATAGACGCATCCACACTCGAAGGCCGCTTTATGGCGTGTCCACGCGAGTATTACCACTACGGCATTCTCCGCCGTGAAAGCTGCGGCCCCTTCACTGGCCGTGCCTTCGGGCGGGTGATGCACAAGGTGTTACTAGCGCACTACTCCGGCAAGAAGCCGTCCCCAGACGACATCTCCGCCATGTGGCAGACCGAATGCCACGACATCCAAGATGGCGACTACCGCAACGCAGGCTTTGCCTCCACGGTCTACGACCAATACCGTGCCACTTACCCCAACGAACCGTTCTCCGTCTTCGGCGTTGAGGATATACCAGTATGCGAACTCCCCTTCGCGTTTCCGTTGTTCTGCACTAGCGATACAATCATCAACTGGTCCGGCATCGTTGACCTCGTGACCAAGTGGCCCGACGGCTACTGGGTCATGGACCATAAGACATCCAGTGTCGCCGGTGAGACCTTCTGGGCACAGTTCCAACGTTCCACCGCGCAACTCGGCTACTGCTGGGCTGTGTGGAAGCACTTCGGTATCATGCCTAAGGGCTACATCGTCAACGCACTATTCCTTCGCGCACCCACTCGCACCGGCAAGGGCATCGAGTTCGCCCGACAGAAATACCCCATCACCGAGGAAGACCTTAGCGTGTGGGAATGGAACACCACCGAGGTCGTCCAACGCCTCCTTGAGGCTCGTCGCGACAACATCTACCCCATGCACACCAATGCCTGCGTCCGGCGGTATGGCCTCTGTGAATACCTAGAAGTCTGTCGCCTACCCCAGGTGGAACAGCTCGCACTCCTCAACTCCGGGATGTACCGTCCGGTCACCTGGAATCCACTCGCACAACCATGACAAGCTCCACCGGCCTCTCCAAATCCGACTGGATGGACATCTCCATTGCGTTTGCCACGCCGTTCGAACAGCGGACCGAGTGGCAGAAAACCCTAACCAGGAACGGGCTATGCTACGCAGGTAAAATGCTCGTTGACAAGAAACAACTAAGCTACTCTGTACATACCCAAATAGTCACCACGATTGACACCTTCGGCATTCCTTTAAAGGACGGTTACTTCTACCCAACACGTAACTGGGTTGACTTCGACCCCAAATACGACACCCTCCGTGCAGCCATCGCAGAACGTATATCCGTAGCAACCACCGAAACTCCATGAAAGACGGCACCACACTCGTAGACACAGGCCAAAACTGCCTCCTAATCGGCGAGCCATTCAGTGGCAAGACCACCCTCGCCATGCACTTCGACAACCCAGGCATAGTCGACTGCGACGGCAAGCTTGCTAATGCAGTCGCCTACCACCGCCGCAGAGACCCTGAGTTCAAGTTCAAGTACGCCACCATCACCACCGACGACTCCGGCGCTCACGTCCCCATAGCCGAACGCTGGCCACGCCTCTGTCGTGAAACCGCGGCTCTCGTCGCCGACCCCTGGGTCAAGACCGTTATCATTGACTCCGGTAGCAACGCCGCGGACTACCTCCAAGACTGGATCGCCAACGACGTTAGCAAACGTTCCGAGGAGATACGTGAAGTCAAAGTCCTCAGCCAGCGTGACTGGTACTCCTTCAAGCAACACCTGCAACGCTACGTCCTCGCCGGTTGCTCCTGTGGCAAACGCTTCGTCATGACTGTGCACATCCGTACAGACAAGGATGAAGTCCTCGGCACCATTATCTACCGCCCGACCATTCCCGGTCAAACCGGTGAAAACTTCGGTAAGCTGTGGACCAACTACTGGCTCTGCCAGTGCGTGGCAGTGCCCACCGACACAGCACACCCCCGTGGGGTGAAATACACCGTCCGTACCGCCAGCACCGCCCGTTTACAGCTCGGATGTTCCAACCCTGCCGTCCCGGCGGAGTGGGAAGTCACCAAAGAGAACCTTAAATACCTAGCGTAACACTATGACAAGCGAATCAACTAAAGCCGCCGCACAGAAACTACTTCCCTTTATACAAGCTCTAGCCGAAGGGAGAGCTGTCGATGTTCTAATGGACAACGGCGATTACAGGAGACCAGCTACTGCCGAGGACATACATCTCAACGGTATATTGGCCTTCCAACCAACGCTCGTGCCCTGGACATTCGACAACTGCCCGGTCGGCGTGTTGGTGCGAGACTCATCTGTAGAACGGAGCGTACGCATGTTAATTGGCAAGACTGCATCTATAGTAAACATCACAGGTTGCCAGTCACTCACCTACGAGCAACTCCGTGAGTTCTACCAACACTCCACCGATGGCGGCAAGACGTGGTTGCCTTGTGGTACGATGGAGTAACATAAAGCATGAAAGCTAAGACACTTAAAGCCCTTAAAGACAGCATCGCGCACTGGCGAAGGATGCGGGATGATCAGAGGTGTGAGGAAGTGCCGGGAGCCACTGGCTGCGCCTTGTGTGCCCTGTTCCTCGCTAAGGTAAACAAATGCCTGGGTTGCCCGATTTACGAGCGGACTGGGCAACCTTCTTGTCGCGGCACACCATACGTCGATGCGCGTCCTTTCTGGCTAGATCGGCTTTGGAACGGCCGGACATGGGATGCCTGGCAACGTGCCGCCACCAAGGAAATCAGGTTCCTCGAAAGCCTGATACCGAAGAAAGGACAACCATGAAAACCACAACAACAATCGGGCTGATCACCGGCCCAGCACTCCTGGCCATTTTGTTTGGCCTAGTCGATGAACGCTGGCCACGGCCGGTTGCTAGCTACAACTCAAACCCACCATCTGTGTACGTCCCCTCAAATGTCCTCGCCGGTTACATCGACTACGTTCTCCCAGACGACTGGATCGACGTGAAGAACACGGTGCCTAAAGGACCGCCGGGAACCAACGAGCGTGTTCACGAAATCAACTTCGGTCCTCGGTATCAGTTTCCACACTACCAAGCACCCGATCCGTCCGAAATCTTGGTAAGAACGCGCACTGCACACCAATACGTCCTGGTCCACAGCACGAATTGTCCGTGCTTGAAACCCGAGGCACCAT